GTGCCCGTGAGAGCCTCTACAATCGCTTCTGAGGCCCGTTCACCCTCAGTCTGGGGTATCGGGGCCTGCGTCGTTGTCGTCGATCCTGGGGCGTTTAAAACGCTCGCACCACTGACGGAAGATTCTGTAAGAATCACGGTCGCAAGAGGGGGGGTTGTAGCCACCGGTCTCAGGGGGACCGAATTCGTAGTCGTCGGGGATGTCTTCGAAACTGCCAAACTCGTCGATGGCATCACAGAGGTCGTTGATGACTCCAGAGATGTCGATGATGATTGTCCCAACAGCACCGATGAGGAAGACTGGATCACCATTGTCGTCGTACTCTGCTCCGTCGAGGTCGTCGAGTCCGGCAGGGTCGTAGTCGATGTCGTCGTGGTCGGGTCGGGCTGTGTCGTCGTAGTGCTGGATGATGTCTGCAAAGGCTGCGTTGTCTCGGGCAAACTCGATGGCACGGTCGTAGGCGGCTCGTTGCTCGTCGTCGTCGTATCCAGCCATGTAGTTACTGTACTACTCGGCTCTGGTTCTACGGTTGTGGTTGATATCTCTACAGTTGTGGATTCAACTATGGTGGTGGTCGATGAAGTTGTTGTCTCTGGTTCTGTTGACGTTGTTGTTGTCGGCTCTGGCAGCGTTGTGGTTGTTGTGCTTGTCGTTGTTGTGGCTTCTTGGGTTGTGGGCACAACTGGCGAAACGGATGTCTCTAGGTCATACTGAACACCCGACCACCAAGCGTTCGGGTTACCGCAACACACACCAGCCCTAAGCCGATACCAGCCTGGTTGTAGTTCAATCTGGATGTTGGACTGCAGGCCGTACCAGTCATCATTCTGGGCGAGAAGTTGACCATCAGAGTTGTAGAGCCACAGCATCGGGTCAGACCCGTAACCTGCAGCAGCGTAGGTACGGGCAGAAAAAACTGTGGTGGTATCGATTTGATACCAGTAGTCGGTCGCTTGGGTGACCCGAATGTTTTGTGCCTTTGCGGTCGCCCCCAACGCTATGAGGGCGAACCCGCAGATGACAATTGCGGCTTTACTCAGCCGAAGGAATGTCCGGCTTCTTGCCGAAGGCAATCGCCACTTCCTCCTTGGAGAGAACTCCATCCTCAGCCCAGAACCGGAGCAACTGCTCGGTGACCTTGGCGGCGGCCATGAACCCTGCGAGGGCGGCAGCCTTCCACAGTTCGACACCGATGACTGCACCACCAGCGAGTGCGCCGAGGGCGGTGCTTCCGAAGACGGCGAATACTCGCCCGATGACAGTTTGAATCTTAACCATGGTTACTCCTAGTAGTCGTGTTTGATGATGTAGTTGACAACGTAGTACGGCGGGTAGTAGTCGGTTCCGCTACCAGTCGCATTGCTGGTGTTGTCGTTCGGTCCGCCAGTCGGGCTTGTCGCTGTGGTTTGGATAAACGCATTGATGTTGCCGGTTTGGTTTGTAGCCAAAACACCCCAGTTGCCCGAAGAACCACTGTCGTAAATCGTGACACCCGAAACCGTGTGGGTGTGGCTTTTCATGGCGTGGGTGTGTGACGGAAGGTTCGCCTCGGAGATCGTGAGAGAACCACCGGTGCCACGAAGGGTCAGCGTTGCGTTGTCACCAATCGGGAAACGGCCCCTGATGTCGGGTGTGTTTGCGCCAACAAGGTTAATCAGTTCCGTGTACGGGGCGCTGATGGAACTGCCGTCGCAGAGCAACCAGCCGGTCGGGGCAGCAGCACCACCGTAAGCAGCAATGGTGCCGACAGGACACAGCAACTTGAGGGCTGCGGCAGCGATGTCAAGAGCGGCGATAGTCCCATCGGCAATTTTTGCCGAAGTGATTGCGCTGTCGGCAATGCCTGCGGTTTGCACCTGGCCCCATTTGACACCGTTGGTGACAGCAGAGTCAGCCTGCAACACATGGGTATTAGTGCCAACAGCCAAACGGTTAATACTTGAACCGTCCGTGCTGATGATGTCACCCTTAGTGGTCATCGCAGAAGCAATGAGGTTTGCTTCGTTGGCTTCGGTTGCCGTGAAAACCGGGTAGATAACTGCGTTTGCGTCGTGGGCAGAACCACTTGTATCGTCCTGTCCACGGGTGACGGTCAGCGCCAAAGTCGAAATGTTGGTAACCTTGACTTTTTCCTCTTTCGAGGTGCCGGGGTCGATAACAGCGTAGAACGGGTACGAGGTAGGCCATCCAGTAACGGATGCCACGTTGATCGTTGTGCCGGTTGAGGTAACGCTGGAGGACAGCGTTGTGGAGACAGGTGCGCCCTTGTAATACTTGCGTTCGGGAAGTGCCATGATGCTCCTAGTTTTCTACGCTTCTCATAATAACAACAGCGGTTCCTTCCCATTCCCACTTGTTCCCGTAAGAGTCCACCGGGACCCACCGGATGTCTTCAACAATTACGGAGTGGGTTGTTGAACCCAGTTGGAGAACGATGATTTTGGGATTGGAAAGCAGTTCGTCAAGGGTGTCTGTTTCTTCCTGGACATCGATGAACACTTCCCTGTTGTTCCGCAACTTCAACTTATTGTGCAACAGAACGGGGACGGAGAAGGTTTGTGATCGGAACGGTGCGGCATAGGCCCTAGCCATCCAGCGGGTGACAACAGGGCCTTCGGTGACTGTGCTGCTACGGGTAAGAAGCAACTTGAATTTGGCCTCGATGGTCTTTTGGTCGGACCCCGTAAACGTGTTTTCTGTATCACTGACCGTTGACCAAGTGCCCAGGTCTTCATACGATTCCTCGTCGTTGGACAGGTAAGCGTTGACGGAACCTTTCAGGGGTTCGCTACGGACATCAACTCGGGCAACGAACTTGCGGTCGGGGATGCCCCAACGGTAGGTACCAAGTTCGATATTGCCGGACGCTACGAGACTGTCAGCATTTTCGGCAATCACGCCAACGGCAGAAATAGCAAACAATCGTTTAGATGACATAGTTGCGGCAGATAAAACAGCAGCCGAACTGCCGTACATCAAATCAGTGGCGTAAGCCGGGACGTTCGTGCTTGTAAAAGTTGACAGATCAAGCCTGCCCAAACCACCCGAAACACCGTCATAGTTTGACCAGCCGAACCAGACATACTTGTCTTCCGCAGTGAAACAGTTGACGTTCCCGGAAGTGGGGATGACAGCCCCAGCGACAAGGTTCCCGTTCGAGTCCGATGAACAAAAACGGACACCTTTGTTTGTCCCTAACAAGATAAACCCAAGATAGCCAAAAATTGATGTTGGGTATTCTCCTGTTGGTAGTTGAAGTGCCACAATCGCAACATCGATTGTTCCGTCCGCCTTAATACCAAATTTGTACACAAGACCGGAATCGTTTGAACGCCCAGCCATATAAATGTGATTTTGCCCACCAGCAAAACCAGCACAAGTGAATGATGTGTCTCGGATTGTTGCCACAGCAGAACCATGCGACGTCGATGCGCTAAATGGCACGGCGTGGACATGGCTGTTGCTTGTATCGTTGTGGAATCCCAACAGGAATCCTTTAGCAAACCCCAACTTGGTGTAGTTGAACGTGCCTCCGGTAGTGGCGTAATGGTCAGTGTTATTGGCGCTACCAGGTGTAGTCATCAATATGCCATTGTTGTTATAAGCAATGTAGATTTGTCTGCCGTCAGTAGCAATGTCATTAATTGCCGTGGTAGCGGGTGTATCTCCACCGGTTACAGATGTCCAACTTGGGCTGGCCGTAAATGGGTCTTGCGTATATTTCAAGGTGTTCCCGTCACCAACATACAAGTAACCATTGATTTCCACCATTGGCAGATTTGTGCCAGAAAATGTTGAGTTAGACCGCAATACAGTCGAATTCAATAGGCTGATCTGGCCCTTTGTCCAAGGGTCAATGCCTTTCGACTTATAGAACCTGTAGTCCTGCGAATCGGCAACGTCGGAATACTGTTGACCTGCGCCCAAATGCCAGGAGTCATGCCCACGCCGCCACAGGCCACCGGGGTTGATGGCAGCCTCACCGGGAGCGGTAGAGATGTCCTGCGAGTCACGCACACGGGGTTCGTAACCACGTTGGAACTCGCCAGACTTTTGATCGATCATGTACGGGCGACCGTTGATAGCGACCGGATAGATCGACGGGACAAGAGTTGTTTGCCCAGTACCCGTGAAGAACGCTGGGGTGTTCGTGAACGGCAGCGTGAAGGCTGCGACAGCCACGGGCTATGCCCTCTGCAAGAACGTCGGGTACAGGCGAGCCAACCGCTGTGCCTCGGCGGTGATACGGTCACGGCGCATACGCAACAGGTTCGTGATTGAGTTGCCGACAGCGCCAGACGGAACCTCATCCGAACGGCGGGTATCGCCCTGCGATTCGGTGAAGTTGCGCTTTACTTCACGGGGTGCCATCAACCTGATTTGCGAACCGATGACAAGGATGTCTTCAGCCGACAGGGGGAAGCCGCTGATGTTTTGGATGTCGTCAGCCTCAGCGGTAACCCGGCTGAACGGGGCTTTGTAGGTGACACGCAAATCGCCGTTCGACACATCTGAATCGATTTGCAGACCGTAAGACGAACCGAAATCTTTGGTGGGTAGGTTGCGCAACAGTTTGTAACTGGATACCTGCTTGTAGTCGTCGGCACGGTAGCGGTAGCGGACATCGATCAAGTCAATGATTTCCACGACTGCTGGCAGGTTCATCTGCCGGTTCGACGAGTTGTATGTCAGGTCAAGATTTTTTACTTGGAACAACCCATTGACGGGGCTGGAAAGGTCAGCCAGTTCGTCGTTGATTGCTTCAAGAACCTGGTTGCGGGGGAACCGTGGGTTGATGACGCAGACAGCACCCGAGGAATGGGATGCTGCTGTCGTGCCGTTGAATCCACGTTCAACTGTCAAAGTCTTGGTTGATTCGACAACCGACCAGACGTACATCTGCTCGGCCCCAACCTCGATCACAGACCCTTGGTTGACAGAACCCAGGTCGTAGGACAGCACACAAGACGTTGCCGTGGAGTTGATCGAGGACGCCAGTTTGTTGCGTTCCTCAACAACCCCAGACAACAATTGCCGCTGGGTGCGGGTAATGACTTGTGCGACTGTTGACACTTACTTCTTCTTCTTGGCGGCTTTCTTGCCCATCTTCATAGGCTTGCCGGACTTCTTTGCTTCCATCTTCGCAGCCTTCATACCGGCCTTCGAGTAAGAGAATTCCTTTTTACCAACCATCGGCATAGCGACCTCCTTGGGGACAGTCAGATACTAGCACCGAACTTTTTGTCCAGCCGTTCTGCGTATTCGGCTGCTATCTGTGGCACTAACTGCTGTATCAGCCCGTTCATGGCTCGTTGTGCTGATGCAGGGTCGATGTGCTGGAGGTAGAGGACTTTGGGGATGTGGGCTATTTGGGTTGCGAGGGCTGTGCGGACGATGAGTTCGTAGTCGTCGGCTACTCGCAGGTTCGGGTTGTGGCCTCCGACAGCGTGGTAGGTGGATGCCCGCCATGCCCGAACGTGGTTCGGGGCTGAGACGATGTGGCTGAGGGTTGTGCGGTTTATCGGGACCCGGCAGGCCCAGACTTGCAGCGTCTCGTCCCAGTAGTGGGAGCCGTAGCCGAGGCCCCACCCGTCGGGATAGCGCAGGCTGGAACCGTCCGGGTAGACCTCTGCGCAGTCTGAGTAGGCGAACCCGACAGACGGGTTTGTGAAGGCTGTGGCGAGTTCCTGAAGGCAGTCTGGGGTCAACTGGTCGTCGTGGTCGGCTTCGACAAGGATGTCTCCGAGGCCGAGGCTGAACGCCATCTTTTTGACGTAGCCGATGTTGCCGCCCGAGGGGACATGGGGCCGGAAGTATCGGATTCGGTACCGTTCGTCGCTGCACATTCCGTAGACTTGCCGGTGGACTGCATCGGTGGTTGAGTCGTCGTAGATGACCCATTCCCAGTCGGTGTGGGTTTGTGCTTTGAGGGAGGCCCAGAGTCGGGCGAGGGTGTCAGGCTTCGTGTTGTACGTCGGGCTGACGACAGAAATCATTGTCAAACAAGACGAGCGGTTATAGATAAATCACATTCGTCATTAACTGCCCAGGTCATAGGTGCCGTATTGCCAATGGCGGCCCCAGAGCCAGACTTTTCAAAACCAAGAACCGTTGTTCCATCCGAACCGCTTACATACGGAATTCCAACGTATTGCGTGTTGGGGCTGGCGTCGTAAAGATAGACGGTTCCGATTCGTTGGTTATCTCTGCCCTCACTGATTGCCAATGAATCTGGCAAAGTAAACGACCATGACCCAGATGTTTGAGAACCAGAGGAAACAAAACCGGCTTGAAGAATCAACAACTTGCCAATAATTGTGTACAACCCGTATGTTGAACTGGTGGCAGCAGCGGTGGTTGAGAATTTGAATGTAGGGGTAAACGTAGTCCATGCGCCAGGAATTCCATCTTGCTTGGGCAAGAAATAGTCCCACGCAGCACCATCCCACACCCGCAAATACCCCGTATCCGTCTCATAAATAATCTGACCCGTGTACGGAGAACCAGGGCGGGTGGTTGAGGTGCAGACACCAGGGCGCAGACCGGTCGCAAGATTAGACAAACTCATCGCTCATCCCTGCCACCAGAAGATTCCTCTGTCCAACCAGACGCTAACAGCGCCTCGTACTCCTCGTCAGTCATCTCACGCACAACATCGCCAATTTGAATGTTCGGTTTCATTATGAGTTCCTGTATCCGTAAACTCGAATTGTTCCACCAGTCAATGTTCCATTGCTTGGTGTGATTGTAAATGCCGTGTATTGAGTTGTGTTATTCAAATACCCGTTCATTGTTTCTGACCAGTTTTGCGATGCACTACTAGCCGACACAAACGTATTTTTTGCCAGGTTTGGGGTCATAAGACTAAATGCAAAACTTGATGCTGTTGCGTTTCCTGCTGTTGCGATAACCCAATGCGTTGTGTTGTTTCCATTCAAGGCAGACAATGTGCCGACTCCGTGCCCCATATAAAAACCGCCGTACGAATAGCCTGTTACGGTTGCGCCAAGGGTAAGTTTAACGTCTGGCTGGTTTGCTGAAAACGAAACATCCGTTGCCGAAACGTAGTAGTTGTCGTAGGTTGAAGAAAATGCGGAGGTACATTCAACGCTTGCAACAGCAGAACCAATGGTTTGCGTTTTGACAAGTTCCAAACCAGGCTGGCTGGCTGTACCAGTCGAAAGAAATACCCATGCCGTGCCATTCCATACCAAAGTCTTGTCGGTGTCGGTTTCGTAGATGACCTGACCCTCGAACGGGCTAGCAGGCCGAGTCGAAGAAGTACACACGCCAGGTTTAGCGATAGCGGAAGTTGCAAGAAATGAACTAATCGGCATTGGGGGCCTCCGAAGAACCAACAATTTCGGAAGGTATAATTTTACTTTCTTCCTCCAACATTGCGGCTATTTCATTTTCCGGCATCTCGTACTCATATGATTCACCGGTTGAACCATCGAATACAAATCTTTTTCGTTTAGTCTCGGTAGCCATAAAGCACCATTGTTCCAGTTATATTTGTTGCACCAGCAGTTGTGAGTTGAAAACCATCAATTGAAGTTGTGACTGAGTTACGACCAGACACGGTACCCATTGCTTGAGATGTTGCGCTGAGACCAGTTACATAGTTTCCAACATAAGCGGTATATTCACTAGCCTGGGGAGCAAAAAAATCAAGACTTACAGATGTGTGATAAGTCGGATAGCAGGCAACAAATTGCCCGTAAGAATCATTGCGTTCTGAACCTGCCCAACCAGTCGAACCTGTTGAATTACCACCAGTCAAACTGTAAATCGTATTCGTTTGGACTGTTGTTCCCGCAATCAAACGAAGGTAAACGGCATTTGCTTGGCCTCCGGTATAACGGAGAATCACCCGATAGTTTTTGAACGAACTGGTAAACACGCTTAAAAAATCTGCGGGGTCAACGGTGGTAAACGTTGTGCTTGAAATATATTGCAAACCAACTGCGTTACCCCATTTAAGGCCAGTCGTTTCACCTGATGCGGCTTCAAGAACCTTACCGTTTGTGCCAACAGCCAAACGGGCAGCAGTATCCGCAGCAGTACCAACCAGCAAATCGCCCTTAGCATCAACCATCCCGGCGGTCGGCTGCTCAACCCACGACGACCCGTTGTAAATGTAAACCTTCTTGGTGTCAGTCTCATAAATCAACTGACCATTGAACGGTGCGCCGGGTCGGGAGGTAGAGGTACAAACCCCCGTTCTCAAACCAGCAGTACCAAGCGCAGCAGAAAGAGCCACTAAACTTCCTTCTCCCACCCAACAGCAGTAAACGTCACCTTGTCAGTCGTATCCGAATATCCGTAAAACTGGTCCGTAGCGTTCAACACCAAAGCCGTATCCCAGATAATCGTGTCATTCGCCGCAATCGGCAAAGCCCAAAAAATCCGGTTATCAACCGTCGCTGTTGTATTCACAGCAAAATAAAGAAGCCTGT